TTCCGCGCGCCCGAACAGAAAGTCAGCAAGACCGGCAAGCCCTTCGTGGTCGCCACGATCCGCGCGAAAGATGGCGAGTCGTCGCAGTGGTGGAAGGTGCTGTGCTTCAGCGAATCGGGATGCGCCGAGCTGATGCGTCTCTCCGATGGCGACGCGGTGTCTGCGCAAGGGGCGCTGAAAGTCGAGACCTATGAGCGCGACGGCGCCGTGAAGCTCTCCCTCACCTGCATTGCGGATGCAGTCCTGCCGCTGCGCCCGGCGCCGAAGCCGCGCAAGGCAAAAGAGCCGGTCGAGCCGCAGCGATCCGCGCCGGCCGATCGCGGCCTTGCCCGACATGCTGCCGATGGCGAAGATTATTTCGGCGACGCGGTGCCTTTTTGATATCGTCTCATCGTGATACGAAATCAAAGCAAGGATCGCATGATGACCGATACGCCATCTAACCGCGGCGGCGCCCGTGCCGGAGCCGGTCGAAAGCGCAATCGCTTCGTCGAGGAGCTTGTCGCCGCGAAGGGCGTCTCCCGCGCCACGATCTATCGACGTATGCGCAACGGCGAGCGCCTATCGGAAAAGGCGATGGAGTTCGCGGCCGATCCTGCTCACACGAGACAAATCACTCATAGGGCGCTCGATGTTGCCGGATGGTTTAACGACACGGAACTACAGGTCGAGGTCTTGAAGCTGGCGATCGAACTGCGATTGAGACGCGAGGCCGTCACGCATTGCAAGGCTCTTATTCACCTTCGTGAACGCGGGCTGATTTAGCGGTCGAGCAACGCCGCGAAAGCCCGAGAATACAACAGCAAAACTAAATACGTCAGCACTGTTGACCAATCGCTCGCGCGCGCGGCGTCATGGTCGGGATGCTCGACTCGCTCAAATCATTTGTTCGGAAAGCCTTGGGGCCGGTTCCGCTGTCGTCGCCGGCAGCGCTGGACCTGTTCGGCGCGCCTGCGTCCGGCTCCGGCCTGCATGTGGACGCGCTCGCAGCGCTTAAGGTGCCAGCGGTCGCCGCGGGCGTCCGACTGATTTCTGAAGCGGTCGGGACGCTCGATGCGCATCTGATCCGCGAGACCGCGACCGGCCGGGAGAAGATCGAGGCGCGCGACCATCCCGCCGCGCGCGTGCTTGAGCGGCCGAATGGCTGGCAGGGCGAGAGCGAACTGAAGCGCCTTATCGTCGCGGACATGCTCATTCACGGCAACGGAATGCTGCTCGCGAATCGCGTTCGTGGTGAAGTGCGCGAGCTGCTGCGCATCGATCCGAGAAGCTGTTCGATCATCGTCGATATCGTCACCGGCGAGCCGAGCTATTCAATTCCGTTGCAGCAAGGCGGAAGCGAAACATTCACTCATAGAGACATCGTTCATCTGCGCGCGCAGACGCTCGACGGCGCGCGTGGCCTAGGCCTCGTCAATCTCGGCGCCGAAGCGATCGGCCTCGCGCTGATTCTCGAGCAACACGCGACGCGCCTATTCTCGCGCGGCGCGCGTCCTGCGGGCATTTTAGAATCGCAGCATCGTCTCAACGATGCGACGCTCAAACTTTTGAGTACATCATTCGATAACTCGCACGCTGGCACGCACGGCGCTGGTCGAACCTTGGTGCTCGAACAGGGGATGAAATTTGTCCCGCTGCAATTGACCTCGACAGACGCGCAATTCCTCGAGCTGCGTCGCTTTCAAATCGAGGAGATTGCGCGCTTGCTCAACGTCGCTCCTGTGCTGCTTGGTGATTTGCAGCACGCGACATTGAATAATTCTGCGTCGCTCGCGCAACAATTTCTCGACCGCACGATATCGCCGATCCTTGAACTCTTCGAAGATGCGCTCGAAAGAACGCTTCTCACTGATGAAGAGCGCGACGGCGGCTATCGCGTCGAGTTCGATACGAGCAACTTCGTTCGATCGGACATCGAGAAACGATTCGCCGCGCTGAAGACCGGAATCGAGAGCGGCGTTCTCACGCTGAACGAAGCGCGCGACCGTGAAGGGCTCCCGCCGGTCGCGGGTGGCGACAAGCCGATGCGATCGGTTCAAGTCCTTCCTCTCGATGCGCCGACCACGGCTCCGCAGCAACCCCAGACGACGGAGCCCGCGGTATGACGCTCGAAACGCGCGACATCGCGCTCGAATTCAAGTTCGCTGGCGCGCAAGATGAAGGCGCGTTCGAAGGGCTCGCGGCTGCATACGGCAACATCGATAGCGCCGGCGACATCATCGCGCCCGGCGCGTTTGCGCAATCGCTCGCGGATCATAAAGCCGCAGGCACATGGCCCGCGCTGCTTTGGCAACACGACATGCGAGAGCCGATCGGTGTCGTCGATTCGCTCTATGAGACTCCCGCGGGCCTGCATATTCGTGGCCGTCTCGACCTTAACGTCCGTCGCAGCGCCGAAGCGCATTCACTCATCAAGAGCGGAGCGATCAAGGGCCTCTCTATCGGTTTCCGCACTATCAGCGCGACACGCGATGCGCGCGGCGTCCGCACAATCAAGACTGCGTATCTCGGCGAGATCAGCATAGTCACCCTCGCCGCTAATGAGAAGGCAATGGTGACGAGCATCAAGGGAATGACAATGGAAAACGAAGACGACATCGGCGGCGTCGCCGAGATCAAGACCAAGCTCGAGGAGCTGGAGGCGAAGGCCGCGAAGCTCGACGAATTCGAGAAGAAGCTCGCTGATGCAGAGAAGCGCGCGGATGCGTTCGAATTGAAGCTGAAGCGCCCCGGCGGCTCGGCTGCGAAGGATGACGCCCCGGCGATCGAGACGAAGGCTTTCTCGACCTTCATTCGAAAGGGCCGCGAAGCTCTGGACGTGAGCGAGTTCAAGTCGCTTCGTGTCAGCGACGACACGAGCGGCGGATATTTGGCGCCGCCGGAATTCTCGCGCGAAGTCGACCGAAACATCGTGCAATTCAGCCCGATCCGGCAGGCTGCGCGCGTCGGCACGACGGCCTCCGGCAGCGTCATCATTCCGCGCCGCACCGGCGCGCCGACGGCGCAGTGGGTGGGTGAGACCGAGACTCGACCCGCGACCGGCTCCGCCTATGGGCAGATCGAAATCGAGGTGCACGAGGTCGCGTGTTATGTCGACGTGAGCAATAAGCTCCTCGAAGACGCGGCTGTCGATATCGCGGGCGAAGTCGCATTCGATCTCGCGGAAGAATTCGGCCGCATCGAGGGAGTCGCGTTCGTCAGCGGCGACGGCGTGAAGAAGCCGCTCGGCATTATGTCCGATGCGAACATCAACTACACCCCCGGCGGCGACGCCAGCGCGGTCAAGGCGGATGGCCTGATCGATATCTTCTATGCGCTCGCGCCAGCATATCGGCAGCGCGCGACCTGGATGATGAATGGCTCGACGCTCGCGGCCGTGCGCAAGCTGAAGGACGGACAAGGGCAATACCTCTGGCAGCCCGCGCTCACCGCTGGCCAGCCCGAGACGATTCTCGGCCGTCCCGTGGTCGAGGCCGTCGACATGCCCGACATCGCCGGCAACGCCTATCCGATCGCTATCGGCGACTTCTCGACCGCGTATCGCATCTATGACCGCGTGGCGCTGTCGCTGTTGCGCGATCCGTATTCGGTCGCGACATCGGGACTGACACGCTTTCACGCCCGCCGTCGTGTCGGCGGCGCCGTGGTCCGCTCCGAAGCGATCCGCAAGCTCAAAATCGCGACGAGCTGAGGGCTGCGCAATGACTGACAAGTTCGCAAGCTTCACGCCCGGTCTTTCCGACGTTGCGACGCGCCACTTCGCAATCACGCCCTCGGACACGACCGATTTCCTCGTCAAGCCGCGCGCGCTCTACTGCAACGCGGCCGGCGATGCGGTTGTTCGCGACGAAGGCGGAACCGAAATCACTTATGCGCTCACGCAAGGGCAGGTCTTGCCCTTCCGCGGTGCCCGCATCCTCGCGACCGGCACGACGGCGACCGTCGTCGGCTGGTATTAATCGGAGACATCGCCATGCGCGACATGTGCAATAATCTTCAAGTGAAGCGCGTTCTCTCGCCCGTGTCGGTCGCCGATAATACGGCGGCCGTGGGAGAGATCATCGATCGGCTCGGCTATGAGTCGCTGACCTACATCATCGCGACCGGATCGATCGCCGACGCTGATGCAACGTTCGCTGTTCTCCTCGAGGAGAGCGACGCAAGCGACATGACGGGAGCCGCGGCCGTCGCCGATGCGGACATGATCTCGCAGACGGCAGGCACGGCGCCGGAGACCGCGGCGGCCTTTCAGTATGACGACGACAATCAAGTCAGAAAGGTCGGCTATATCGGCGCGAAGAGATACACGCGCTTGACCATCACGCCATCGGCCAATGCGAGCGCCGCGCTGCTTTCCGCTGTCGCTGTGCTCGGCCATCCGCATTCCGCCCCTGTGACGCAGGCGAGCGCGTAAACGAACACGCCGGCAACGGCGGCGACGGCGACCACGGATGAACTGGCGCCGTCGCAACAAAAACCGGAGGCGTTCCTTGACGGCTCTGCGGTCGGCCGAACAACGGAAAGTGGGATGCGGGCCTCCACGACTGGTTATGCCGTTCAATCCTACACGACCGCACTTAATCATGGTGAAGTAATGCCATACGCCGCGCCGCGCCATTGTCCGCATCATCATCGCTTGTTCACTGGCTCGCGGTGTCCTGACTGCGCAAGGGAAGCGAAGGCGCGTGCTGATGCACGGCGACCGAACGCAGGCGAGCGCGGCTATTCATCGGAGTGGCGCAAGGCTCGGGCCGAATTCCTCGCACGTCCCGAGAACAAGTATTGCGCCTGCGGCTGCGGAAGGATTGCAGACGTGGTTGACCACAAAGTCGCGCATAAGGGCGACAAGGTGCTCTTCTGGTCGCAGTCCAATTGGCAACCGATGGCCTTCGGCTGCAACTCACGCAAGGCAGTGCGAGAGGAAGGCGCGTTCGGGCGCCCGACCCGATGCGTGACGACAGGACCCCGGGGGGTGGGGTCGAGGTCATGATCGGGGGGCGTGACCGACATGGGCGGCGTCTTCCCGATAGACCCGAAATGAGCAAACACACATAAGGATGTCTTTATATGAGGGGAGCGAAACCGAAGCTCGAGGCCATCGCCGGCGGCCTGTCCCGTCTCCCTCCGGCGCCCGCGTGGTTGCCTTCCGAGGCTAAGGCCGAGTGGCGGCGCGTTGTTCCGGGCCTTCGCGAGCGCAAGACCATCACGCGGCAAGACCTGCAGGTGTTGGAGGCGTATTGCTTGGCGTGCGGCCTTGTCCGCTCGTCTCAGAAGATCATCGCGGCCGAGGGCGATATGATCGAGACGACGAGGGGAGAGAAGAGGCGGCACCCTGCGCACCAGACGCTCTTTCAGGCGCTCACGGAATCCCGCCGTCTCGCGGCCGAGCTGGGCTTGACACCGGCGAGCAGGAACAAGGCGCCCGTCGCCGAGGAAGAAGACGACCTGTCCGACCTAGACCTATGAGCGATTCCTATCCGCAATGGATTTTTGACGGCTCGCCGATCGCCGACCCTCTCGGCTATGGCGAGCGCGCGGTCAAATTCCTGCGTCGGCTGCGTCATCCGAAAAGCCGACTGCCGAAACGCGCATTCGACTTGACGCCCTGGCAAGAGCGGATCGTGCGCCGTGTCTACGGCCCGTGCCATGCAGACGGCCGGCGCATAGTCCGCAATGTGGTGATGCTTCTTCCGCGCGGGAACAGAAAGACATCGCTCGGCGCGGGCCTCGGCCTCCTACACGCGATCGGGCCGGAACGCATCCCCGGCGGCCTGTCTCTGTTCGCCGCGTCGGATAGAGAACAAGCGCGCATCGCTTTCGAGGAAGCGGCGGCGATATGCCGCGAAGACGAGCGCATCGAGAAGGCGCTGCGGTTCATCGACTACCGCCATCGCATCGAGCATCCGAAAAGCGGCGCGAGCCTTCGCGCGATCTCATGTGATGCTGCTCGTCAGCACGGCACCACGCCGACCTTCGCGCTGGTTGACGAGCTGCACGCGTGGCCGAAGCGCGATCTTTGGGACGTGCTGCGCACGGGCTTGGTGAAGACGCCGGGCTCGCTCCTGGTTGTCATCACCACGGCCGGCCGAGGCCAGCAAAACGTCGCGTATGAGATTGTCGACTACGCCCGCAAGGTGGCGCGCGGCGAGATAGACGATCCTGGCACGCTCCCCATTCTATTCGAGTCCCCGGCGGACGCAGACTGGCGCGACGAAGAGGTATGGCGCCGAGCGAATCCCGGCCTCGCCCAAGGTTTTCCAGACATCGAGGGCCTACGCCAGCTAGCGCGAGAGGCCGAGGCGCGCCCGGCCGATCGCGAAGCCTTCAAACAGTTGCACCTTAACGTTTGGCTCGACCACAGCGTCGACCCGTTTGTCGACATGGTGATCTATGATGAGGGCGCGGAACCTCTCGACCTCGACGCGCTGGCAAACGAGCCCTGCTATCTCGGCGTCGACCTGTCCAGCAACTCGGATTTGACCGTTGTCGTGGCGCTGTGGCGTGTAGGTGACGGCTATGCGGTCCTCCCGCATTTCTTTTGCCCCGGCGACAATCTCCGAGGCCGGCAGGATCGCGACGGCGCGCCTTATGTCAGGTGGGCTGATGAAGGCCACATCGAGGCGACGCAGGGCAACGTGGTGGACTTCCGGGCCGTCGAGGACTGCATTCGCGATCTCTGCGGGCGGTTCAACGTCCAGGAGATCGGGCTGGACCCACACCTTGCCCGCTCGACCTTGAACAATCTGCTCGAGGATGGCTTCCCGGCGGTCGAGGTTCGGCAGGGCTGGGTCACCATGGCGCCGGCGATCAAGGAACTCGAGCGGGCGATCGTAGGCCGGCAGTTTCGGCATGGCGGCCATCCGGTATTGCGCTGGTGTTTCGACAACGTCGTCGTCGAGACCGACCGCGCCGGCAATCGCCTCTTCACGAAAGGAAAAGCGCGGGAGCGAATCGACGGCGCGGTCGCCTGCGCTATCGCGATCTCCTGCGCCACGAGCGACGACGCCGGGCCGTCGGTTTACGAGAGCGGCGAGCGCCCGGACGGGTTTCTCTTCGTATGAGGGCCGAGACGACGGAAGCCCTGGTGACGGTCCTGTCGGTCGAGCCGGTCGCCGGCTCCGGGAAGCTGGTGGCGCTCGCGGCCGTCGAGATCGAGATCGCCGGCATTCCGATCCGGTTGCAGGGCGTCAAGATCGTGCGCCGGCCGGATGGGCGGCTCAACTGCGAACCGCCGTGCTACCGCGGGCCGGACGGCCGATGGCTTCCCGCGGCCGTTCTCCCGCCGGACCTGGGCGAGGGGCTGGCGGCCGAGGTTTTCGCCGCAATCACTCTGGACGGCTGA